CTAATAAATTTATAGATAGTTTTGTTATTACTATTAATGACTGGTCTTTACTAGATAATGTAGAAATAAAATATGAAGATACTACTACAACTACAACTTTAAATCCGTTAGATATACAACGCCAGGCAAACTTTGCTTCATACGGTATATCAGAAACAGATGATGAACGTGGTGTAAGAGAAGAACAAGAGGAAGAACAAAAACAAATTGAAATAGCTATTGTTCAAGAAGCTAAAGAAATGTCAGACAACATGGCAGAAACTGGTTACAACGAAACCGACCAGGAGCGAGAAGAAAGAGAAGCATTAACTAATGTTGTTATTGTTGTTGGAGATGAGGAAGTTACCTATACTGAAAAAGAACAAAATGATGGAACTATTGAAAGAGATCAGGAGCGTGCAGCTAACGAAGAGCTATACGGGGTTGCACTTACAAACGAACAAATTGAAAGAGGAGATTTAGAACTATATGATATTGAAGAAGAAATTGGAGAAGAGTTTTTTGATGATGATATTGTACTTATTGAGTTGGAAGATGAATATTATGATGAAGAATATGTTGAGCTTACTGAAGAAGAAGTTGAAGAACTTGAACGAGAGATGGAAAGAGATGTTAAAAAACTTGAGTATGAAGAAGATATTGAGTTCTTGCAGTTTGAATCTGAAGAAGAAATGGATGAATACATAGACACAATAATCGAAGTAGAAGAATATTTAGAGGAGTTAGAAGAATTTGAGTTTGTAATTATAGAAGATATAGAAGAGATAGAAATAGATATGATAGACTTTTATATAGAAACAGAGTTGTTTCCTCCTACTGAAGAAGAAATCCAAGCAGATTTAGAGGAAGTACAGGATCAGATAAGAGAAGAAAAAGAAGATGAGTTGGACGAAGAGATACTTAGAGATGACACAAAGAGAGAAGATGAACTTCAAGATGAAGACATTTTTGTTGAGTCAATACAAGAAGATGTCGAAGAAGAAGTAGAAATCTTTGAGTTTTTTAAGGACGAAGAAGTTATAGAGCTTACTGAAGAAGAACTAGAAGAAGAAGTTGCAGAGATAGAAGAAGTTATAGAAGATATTATTGTAATAGATATACCTGAAGTAACAGAAGAAGAGTTAGAAGAATACACAGAAGAGGAGATAATTGAGTATGAAGAAGCTAAAGAAGAAGCAATACAAGAGTATGTACAAGAACTTGAAACCGAAGAAGTAATAGAGGTTATAGAAGAAGTTAATGACATAGGTGTACAGAACCTAGAGCAAGTATCAGAGGAAGTACAAGAAATAGTACAGGCTGTAGTAGAGGAGGCTATAGATGATATCGAAATACTTACTGAAGAGCAAGTTGAAGTTGTCGCTGAAGTATTACAAGTACAAGCTGATGACGTTGAGATTATTGCTGAAGCAGTACAAGAAGACGAAGTAGTAGCAGAAGCTGTAGAAGAATACGTTGAGAGAGCTGTAGAGAATGCTGATGTAGAAAACTATACACTTGCTGACGTTGTTACAGAAGTGCAGTATGAGAACTTCTTAGAAAATCCTATAGAGACTTTTGTTGATTTAGATTTTGAAGATATCACAATAGGCAGCATTGGAGATGACATGACACAAGATCAAAAAGAAAAAGCACAAGAGGTGGTAGTGCCAGTTATTTTGACTAGAATAGCTAGTATGGCTGCGTTTGTATTTAGGAAACAAATATGATAAATAAATTATGGAACTGGTTTGTCCAGGCAATAAAAGAAACTTTAAACCTTAGTTGGACTTTAGTAGGTTTAATTATAGCCACCCTGACACTTACAGGATCTGCACAGCAGGTCACTGGCTTAGCCACTGTAATTACACTAGGTGTTTGGTTACTGACCATAGGTTTTAGAAAGGAATAACAATGAAGTTAGATGTAGTGAGAACTCAGTTCGGTGCTGATGCGACAAATAGTTTGCTATTTATAGATGGGGAATTTGAATGCTATGGACTCGAAGATGAAATTAGAGATGTTAAGGTGTACGCAGAAAGTGCTATACCTTTAGGGGAATACGAAATAAAATTTAGAACTGTTGGAGGATTCCATACACGCACTAAGGCAAGGTATGATTCTAAGTATGGAGAAGGTTGGCATCTCGGTATGTTAGAACTACAAGATGTACCTAACTTTGAATTTATTTTGGTGCATAGTGGGAATACAGATGAGAGTACGGCAGGTTGTTATTTGGTTGGAAACACACAACAAGACTTAGATGTAAGTAAAGACGGTTTTATCGGATCAAGTAGAGTAGCTTATGAAAAAATGTATCCTAAAGTTAGAGATGCTTTAGTTGCAGGAGAGAAAGTAACTATAAAATATTCTAATATAAACCTTAATGAAATCATAGAAGAAGTAGTTTCTGAAGGAATAGACAATAAATCAGGTCCTACATACATGAATCCTGCTGATGTACAAGAAAAATTACAAGAGATAAGTGGAGAGATTCAAGTTTTGACTGCTATGCTTAAGGGTAGATTAATAAACTAGGAGATTATAAATGAGTGCAGACCTTAAAGACATGCTAGAACGTACAGGATGGACATTTATCGAAGCCTTCATTGGAGCATTAACAGTAGCTCCCTTGGTTGGTGTTGACGCAGAAGTGATCCAACTTGCTGCTCTTGCAGGTGGTGGTGCAGCTTTAGCAGTAGTTAAGACCTATGCTAAAAAACAAATCGGTGGAAACTCAGCATCAGTTAGCAAATAATTTAATTAAATACACAATTTCTTCGTAAACCCCTATAGACTGTGGTTAACAGGGCTAAAGGAGGTTTTATGCCTAAGAAAAAAAAACTATCCTCAGAAGAGTTAGGTAATAACTTTTACAAATCAGGATGGCAACCAGGTTATGAAATAGATAATGTAACTGGTTTAGGAGAAATCACACACGTTGGAAACGACCCCAACTATCAATCAAAGTATGATGAGATACTAAAAGAATGGGGTTTTGATCCCAATCTTTATGAAATAGACGGTCAAGTTCGTGCATCTAGTTGGCAGACCCAACTGAAAGGGGGACAAGTAGAGACTTTCTATGCGTTTAAAGGACTTGTTCGTAAGAAAAAACCAGGACATGACAAGTATTTCAAACAATTACTCAGTAAAGCTAGTAAGAAAGTACCAGTAAAGAAGTATGACAAAGGTGGAGACACAGCTTTTATGTTCTTTTGTAGTGATTGGCAACTTGGAAAGAAAGATTATGGTGTTGAAAACACTATAAAGAGATACGATATAGCTTTACAAGATGCAGTACAAAGAATAAAAGAGTTACGCAAAACTAATGTAGAGATAGATGAAATCTATATAGTTGGCATGGGTGATCTTACAGAAAATTGTTATGGGTTCTACGATTCACAACCCTTCAATATTGAGCTCACACTTGTAGAACAGTATGCTCTAGCAAGAAGTATGCTTATGAAAACAATAGATACATTCTTACCGTTAGTAAAACGTATTGTTCTTTGTGGAGTGCCAGGAAATCATGGCGAAACTTCTCGTTCAGGCAAAGGTCAAGTAACAACTACACGTTTAGACAACTCAGATACTATGCACATGGAAATATGTAGAGAGATTATGTCTGCTAATCCTGAAAGGTATGGGCATGTAGAAGTAAATATACCTGATGGTTTTCATCAAAACATAACCGTCAAAGGAAAGACCGTAGCCATGAGCCATGGACACATGAGCTCTGGCTCTGGCAACGCAGAAGCTAAGATAGAAAATTGGTGGAAGGGTCAGATGTATGGCTTCTTACCACCAGGAGACGCTGAGATTCTTGTGACTGCACACTATCATCACTTTCGTAGTAAGCAACAAGGAGATAGGACTTGGTTTCAATGTCCTTCATTAGATAAGAGCATAGACTTTACTGCTAGGACAGGTATGTGGTCTCACCCTGGAGTACTTACCTTTACAATTAGTAACAAAGGTTGGGATAACTTAAAAATATTGTAGTTTGTATGGTACATTGTGCCACTCTGCCTACACATGCCTGTCTGAGGGCAACCTCGCAGGTCTATAAGGTCAATGTTTATAGGGTTTCTAAAGAACCGAAGCCAAAGAAAGCAGATTTAGTTTGTTTCTTTAATATGTTTTTATCTAGTACAAATAGATCAGATTGATACCTGTCTAGTACTTTTGGCTTACCTACACCTGCAATTTTATATCTATGATTAGGTAGTTTAACTACCATAGCTTGTGGGTAATAGTTTTTTCTATACACTATTGGGAACTTACCCTGCTCAGTTGACTTAACTCCACCTCTGATACCTGCTTTTTCCATGTCAGGTACGTTGTAGTTTCTTGATCCACCTATTGTGTAATCTACAAATTGTATTCCTAAATACTTTTCAATGGCTACTTCCGAACATATACCACCAAAAAATCTTTTCTGTATAGATAATCCATCTATTTCGTATTGAGCTTCCTGTTGTTTTGCTTTTACTATTATCTCTGAGAACTCTCTTACTCTTTTAATATCTATGTCATCTAACTTAACAATAGGCTTGTATTTTAAATGTGGTTCTATAAGATACTTGTAACCTTTATTAATTAATAACATCTAAATTGTACATTGTATATTTAAGTGTGAGTTCTTCGCCTGGATCAATATCTTTTACAGTAGTCAAATACTTGTATCCGTTTATCTTGACAGTCTTACAGTTAGGTTTCTTGTTGTGATTAACAAAACCACCAAGAGGAGTTCTAATATATCTGTTGGGAAATCTACTATCTTCTACGTGAGATATACCTAGACTATGTCCTTTGCTTATCTTTGTAACACAAAATAAACCTAGCCCTTCTATATCCGATACTCTAATTGTTACGCAATCAGGTAAAGGTTTATAGTGCATTCTTTAGTTTATTTATCCAATCGCTACAAGTTACTTTACTTGTGTTGTCTGAGTTAAG